ATCTTTAACCGTTCCATCTTTAGCAATAATATATTCTAATTCAAATGTGGATTGACCGACACACACAGATTTGATATAGTCTTTTTGCTCAACTGTAATGAGTTTGAGTCCACCATCACGAGAAAGCAGATCAAGATACGCATCAACCATACTCATATTTGTAATAGATTTATTGAGAAACAACTCATCATCGTTATCAAAAACTTCTGGGTAGTTGAATACCAATTGTAATTTAATATCTGTGCCCTCTTTTAGCAAAGATACAACACCCTTACAGGTATCTCGTCTCCCATAAAAAAGAGTGTACATTTTTTGTAAGAGAGAATCATCATCAACATCAATGTTGTAATGACCATCCCAAACAGAAACTTGAGTAGCAATTCCAACTGGGTCATATGATATTCCCATGATTGCTTCGTCCATGTTATCATTATTATTAGTGATAGATCTAATTTTAGTTCTAAAATCTAAAATATTAGTAGCATCAATCTCTGTTATAAACCTATTCCAAACATTGGGATGTTCAATTGTACCAAATTTGATTGGATTCTTACAATAGTAAGACATTACATTGTTATCTTTATGCTCGATATAAAGATATTTGTCAAAGGAGTAGTTAGGATCTGTAGTATGTTTTTGCTTATAATCAAACAACTTGTTTAACTTGACAATCAAATCAGGTTCTATGTCTGGAAGATATGCAGAATCAACCAAACGGGTAAATCTTCTCGGCATCATTTCGATAGTCGAAACATGCTCTTGTGTGTTTACATTGTATTTCTCTACAATGTGAAAGTTATCTGAGAACATCATTCGTTTGTCACCACAATTTGACCTTTAGAGTTAGCAAGCGAATAGAAAATATAATTTTCTGGTGTGGTAGTGCTTGCTTGACTATCTGGTAGATTTGACTCTAAGAAGTTCAGCATGTCATCAAAGTCATCTACCTCAGCAAATACATGCTCAGAATTCTTTAATAGAGTCCACAAATCAGTGGGAAGAATATCTTTATACAGTTCTTGTGAGGCATTGATAGCATCTACATCAGAACTGGCATTCCAACCAGTCGATCTGAGATATACCACTGCTTTTCCTTTAAGAACAGCATAGTTCTCAATAAAATTATCTAAGTAGAATGCGTCGTAAGATGAGTTCATTTTAGTATTAGTTTCCAAGCAATAGTTACTCTCAACCCAGTAAATAATCTAGTTGTTCCCTCTGCCATGTGTGGTATTTCACCAGGAAAAAGAATGGCAGAGTTTGGAATAGGGTTTTTATACTCTAATTCCTTATCTTCATGGAGAAATATGGTTTTTCCTCCCCACTCTGGTTTCCATGTAGGATTTGCATAATATATTAGAGTTTTACCATTCGATTCATACCAGTCAACATGGAACTCTCCTTGAGTGCCAAATGTATGACCATTAGCATATACATCATATAGATCATAATCTTGCTGGGTTTTTTCCCTAATGATATTTAGAAGATAATCAGAAAAATATGAATCCTCTAAGAGATCCATGCGCCAGAATGGAATACCTTGTGGTCTATTATATTTGTCAACATGTGACCCATGACCAAATCTCCATTTAGATTCTTCTACCTTAGAGTATATCTTTCTGACAACGTTGAAAGAAAAGAAATCATCATACTGTATAATATCACTCATTGTGTTTGTAACCATCCAATAAAAACATTTCTAATACCAGACTTGACTTCATTTACACGATGAAGCAGACTTCCTGGGTATAATACCGCTTTGCCTTTAGACAATTTGATACTCCTATCATTTTCTATAACCAATTCTCCACCATCGTAATCATCATTTAGAAAACAAGTCATACTATAATCTGATCTCACTCCACCACATGGATTGGCATCATAATGATCTTCATATTTGTCACCAACATTATACTTTATGAAATATAACTGTGACATCTCTGATACTTTTAATGGAACTGTGCGTAATATTATATCACGACAATACATGTTTAGATCATAATGCCCTGGTCCATCGAATACTGTTTGACAGCTTTTATCCGCAGATGGATTACTAATCTTACCATCTTTGAACGTTAAATGATCGAAATACTGATTGATATATGTTAGTTGTTCATAATTTAGTAAATCAATTTCATATATCATAGTTCATTTTCATCAGTAATATAGTTTGCCCAATCAACTTCAATATCATCATCGACTTTCAACTCTTTCATGAGGTCTAATACTTGTTTAGTAACCTTTCTGGTAGGTGCAATTCCTCTCTGTGCTAGGTTAAACATGTTAACTTCTCTACTCTTGAAGAAGTCAGTAGATGCCTGAGAATCATGCTTGACCCATTGATTTGTATCATTGGTGTCCATAAATGCTGGGGCATCAGTTACACCATCTTCCAATTTACCATCTGGATATAACAATCTATACTTGTTTGGATCAATTGGAAACTTAAGATTGTAAGTATACTTAAAGTATTCTAATCCAGAGTTATGAAATTCTGAGTCTGCAGGACTTGGTGTAGAGTGTTCTCTAATCCATTTTCTCCATTTAATCCAAGCGTCTTTCTCACCTTCATAACTATCTTCAATGTCGGGGAGAATTCTCCAATCAGAAAGACTCAACATCTCACGCTTTTGTCTTTTTAACTTAAATTGACGTTGCTCGAAGAATGCTGCTTCCTTATCAATACCAGCAACTAAACGATTGATCTTTGCATTTTTTACTTCAAGTACAACTTTAAAGAAAGTATCCATCAACTCATATAGTTCTCTTGCTTGCTCAGAACTAGCACCAGTAAAACCATAAGTTTGAAGGTATGTACTTTCTGTTTTAAAGTCATACTTTACTCTCTTTCTTTGACAAAAATATGTACCATCATTAAAGTATTGAAAATACTCAAGCAAGTCTTTATCAGTATGCCAGAAGTCAGAAATCTTTGTGCTAAGAAACTTAGCTTTAGTTTCTTCATCTATATTATGTCTTTTGCCGTTGAAAGTTCCTAACAATGTAAATCCATTTGCTTTCTCAGCATTTTCTATGATGGTATTGTTAGCAAAATCAACTTGTATGAGAGCTATTCTTTGTTCCATGAGAGTTAATTACGTTTAATGTACCATCCTGTCAAAATATATTTATCTTGAGTAAGTACAGTATTTCCTTTGTGGGTATGAGTGAATCCTGCTGGCCAAACAACTACTGTACCAGCAGTTGGTTTGATTCTACGTCTTTGATGAAGAAATTCAGTTTCACCCTCACCATCTGGCATATCATTAAGATAAATCATCCAGACTAATTCTCTTAGGGCATGTGATTCATCAGAGTTTTCATAATGCCAAAGATGGTATCCACCTCCAGGAGGAGTTTTTTGTACTTTGATATCAGAGGAGATCATTTTAGTATTTCTCAGAGATTGATACTCTGAAATATAATGCCTCACACATGTTCTCAAAACAGAATTAATTTTAAGAACTAAGTCTCTATTAGAATAGTTCAAGATCATCGCGAAATCTTTTCTATTCAACTGCCCACCATATATGTCTTCGGATTTAACAACACGATCAGGAGGTCCGTATTCTTCTATTCCAAGACTTGGGTTAACAACACATGCTTGATCAATTAGATTATCTGTAAAATTACAAATTTCATCACATAATGGTCGTGGCATAAAGTTAGGCCACACGCCAATAAAGTCGTTAAATTCAACTTTAGTGATATTCGGATCAAGCATCAATTCATGAGGTCTATAATCAGGTAATGATGACATAATCAATAGGCTTTGATAATATATTTAGTCTTGTGGAAAGGGTTGATAATTGGAACTTGTATCTGTGGTTCCATTGTAACAGATGGGAATGGTTTAGCAAAACTCTTGTTCCAGACAAATGTAGCATCTGTCATATCCATAAAAATTTCACTTTGATTAAATATCAAATTGATAGATGTAGCACCATTTCCAAGTCCAGAAAATACTACACCAGCACCAGGCAAGTTTCCAGCACTAAAGTCACTTTGAATATTTGAGATAGGATCTTCGGTCATAAAATGAGAGTGACTTAATGTGTTTCCAGTAACGGGCAAATACGAATCAAGACTAAAACGTACTGCATCTGTATCTACAACAGCAGCACATTCATTAGTACCAGATGAAATTGTCGCCAAATCTGCTCCAGACAAACCACTAACTGGAGATATCCACCAAGTCATAAATTCAACGTCAGTTTCAGAATCACCATCAACATCACCAAAGTCAACATCACCTGCGTCAGTAGGGAATGAACCAGTTACCTCTACGTTAACTTCACTCATCGATGTTTCCAAATTGTCTAAAGCCCACTGTTTTAAATCAAATCCACTACCATAATATAATTCTAATTCTGTCTTAAAGTCTCCAGTACCACCACTAAGATTACTTAAGAAATCTTCCCAGCAATCTCCTTGCTTTGATATACTATCTCCCGCATTAGGACCAAATTCTTGTGTACTAGGTAACTGACCACCACGAACAGCAAACATACCTCTACCAGCTGGTGGACCCCATCTAATTAGAGGATCTCCACTATCTCCATCGGGAACAGCAGCAACGTAAGAATGATCATGCTCGGGAACTTGTACAAGAACATCTTCTAAAGGACCAACTTGTCCAACAACACTACCAACGATAGTAAATCTAATGTCATCTGTTACTGTTTCAAGTCCTGATAGTTTTACTGTACCAAGACTAAAGTATTCACTAATTAGTCCTGTAGTACCTGTTCCCTGAATTTGTTCGAGTGGATCAGCACCTAAAGCATCTACCTTATCAAAATACCAGTATCCACCCTCAGCACCAACATCAAAGATAGATCCACCACTTGCAATTGGAAGAGAAACTGAGTTACCTCTACTAGCATCAACTTGTCCAGTACCACATAATCTTCTGTTCCTATAATCTGGAAGATTGAAAGAACTACCAGACCCACCATAAGTATATCCAATAATGTCAAATAATAAGAAATACTGTGTTGTACTTAAAGATCTACCATCACATGAAATAAATCCAGGATATCTATCACTAAGAGATCCATCGAGATCACCATATCCATTAGCAATACTTTCTTTTAAAATA